CACCGAGTTTGTGGTCCAGAAGATTCACTTTTGCGGCCCAAAAACGGAGCAGCGAGTGGATGATGGCGGTGAGGCACCGCCGCCGGGCTACCAGCAGCCGCCCTATCAGAATCAGCAGCCCCAGCAGATGGGCTTCGCCACCCAGAGTCAGCGCCAGCAGTGGCAGGGGGCGGCCGATCATCCCGGCAATGTTCAGGTCAGCCAGAGCTTTTCTCAGGGCAGTGACGATGATTTCTCGGTTCTGGACGATGCCGATGATCTGCCGTTCTAAGGAGGTTCATTGATGGCAACTGGTAAACGGTATTACTGGATAAAGCTCAAAGATAGTTTCATGTCATCGGATGAAATTGACTATCTTATGAGCCAGCCAGACGGTGCCAACTATGTTGTTCTCTATCAAATGCTGTGTCTCAAGACCATCAATACAAACGGTTGTTTGGTTTCCAAAATCGGAGAAATGCTCATTCCCTACGATGCCGAAAAGATTCAGAGGGAATGCAAATGGTTCCCTCTGTCAACCGTCCGTTTGGCTCTGACTGTTTATAAACAAATCGGCTTGATTTTTGAAAACCCGGACGGAACACTGTCAATCTCTGATTATCAGAACATGATTGGCAGTGAAACCGACTGGGCGGCGAAAAATCGCAGAATTCGTAGTAATGCTGCGAACAAGGAGCTACAAGAGGGACACGACACTGGACACACAAGTGGACACAATGTGTCCAGTGATGGTGGGGAAAATGTCCCTACAGAGAAAGAGATAGAGAAAGATAAAGAGATAGAGAACAGAGAAAGAGTAAGAGATAACGGTAGTACGGCTGTTGATGCTGGGCTGTCTGAGATTATCCGCTCTTTCGAGGACAATCTCGGAGGTTTCCCACCAGCAGCGCGGGAAGACCTGCTGGGCTGGCGGGAGATTTTTACGGACGACCTCATCTTGCTGGCCATCAAAAAGGCCGCTCTGGCCGGGGTTCGCAAATGGTCCTACGTCAACGGCATCCTGAAAGTATGGAAAAACGAGGGTGTGAGAACCCTTGGTGACGTGCAGTCCCGTGACGAGCGGCGCAAGCCCCCGGCGGGTCAGCAGCCCAAACGCTCCGCTGCCGAGGACTACAATGAAATTTTCGGTGAACTTTTGGGAGGTTCAACATGACAGACAAAAAACTGATGGAGTTGCTGGTGGTCATTGATGATCACTACGGCCGCATCCGCAGCAAAGAGGAACGCATGGCAGATACCAAAATCTATATCCAAGCGTTCGGTGCTATCCCGGATGAAATCGTGGAAAAGGCCCTGTACACTGCATTTACGCAGTGCCGCTACCAGAATCAGCTTATTGTTGACTGGTGCGCCGAGGTCAAGAAGCTGCTGGCCGCCGGGCTTCCCTCGGCAAACGACCTCTGGGCACAGGCTGCGACCGCCGCCAAGCAGATTACGGCAAATCTGTACTACATGACCCACGGCGGGCTGGTGACCAGCGAGGGCAAACTCACCGGAGAGAACTTCAAAACCCGGAATGCTGAGATCTTCGCCGCCCTGCCGGTGGCGGTGCAGCGCTGGGCTGGCTCTCCGGCAGAGCTGAGCATGACCTTTGGCCGTGACGGCGCAGACCTGCTCCAGTTCGTGAAGCCGGGCTTCGTCCGGGCGGTGTCCGAGGCTCCGATTGAGAGCTTGCAGCCCCCGGCCCTGCCCGGTGGGGCAGCTCCGGCGCAGATTGGAGGTGGCACGGCATGAGGCGGAAAAGTCCTTTTCACAGCCTGATCGTGGGCGTTTCGTGCGCAATGGTTGGCTGCATCCTCGCAAGCACGGCCTACTCCCGGCGAGTAGACGAGCTGGAAATCGAGCGGGACATCTACGCCAGCCGCTTCCAGAACTGGCAGATGCGGGCTATCGATGCAGAGGAAAACGCCAGCCAGCTTCAGACTGAGGTTGACAACTTGACCGCAGAACTGGCAGCGCAGATCGATTTGACACTTACATACGCCGGGTCATTCAGCTGCACTGCCTACTGCACCGAGGAATACGCCCACATCTGCGGCGAGGGACACGGCATTACATCCAGCGGCGCAAAGGCGCAGCCGGGCGTGACCGTGGCAGCTGACACCAGCATCCTGCCCTACGGCACGGTGATCTATATCGAGGGTGTAGGTCTCCGGGTCGTTCAGGACACCGGGAGTGCTGTGGTAGGTAACAAGCTGGACGTGGCGGTAAACACCCATGCAGAGGCTCTGAGCTGGTCTGGCTGGGGTTCTCACCGGGTCTGGATTGTCACAGCAGGAGGTGACGCTGATGCGGACACCTAAACAGAAAACCTCCGCCCAGAAGCGGTATGAGCAACTCAAGTCCCGTGGCCTGTGCGTTGCCTGTGGAAAAGTGCCGGCGCAGCCCGGCAAAACCAAATGCATCCAGTGCGGCATCAACGCCAGCAAGTCGGCGCTGAGCTGGTATTACCGCAAGCACAAGGAGGTGCAGCATGGCACTGAATGAATATGGAGTCAAACTGGACAGCAACGGCTATGCACCCAGCATCCTCAACCAGCAGCCCACCTGCCTGATTTGCGGGCGATACCACACGGCCCGGCACGAGGTCTTTTATGGCCCCTACCGGGATAAGAGCAAGCGCTTGGGGCTGTGGGCGAATCTCTGCCCGTGGTGTCACCAGAACGGCCCGAACGCCATCCACCGCAACCATGACGAAGATCTCCGCTTGAAAAAGTGGGCGCAGAGAAAGGCCATGGAGCATTACGGGTGGCCGGAGGAGAAGTTCCGGCAGGAGTTCGGGAGGTCGTACCTGTGAGCACTTGCCCGATTATCGCCATTGACCCCGGCAATGCCCAGTCTGGCTACTGCGTTATCGACCGCAACACCCTGCGCCCGCTGGAATTCGGCAAGGTTGACAACGCCGAGCTGCTGCGGAAGCTGGCCTCTGCCACGGAGCAGGGCTGGCGGTGGGCGGTCATCGAGATGGTGGCCTCCTACGGAATGTCGGTAGGCCGGGAGGTGTTCGATACCGTCCTCTGGATCGGCCGTTTCTACCAAGCCCTGAACGCCTGCTGCCCAGTACGGCTGCTGTGCCGCATCGAGGAGAAGCAGCACATCTGCCACAACAGCCGCGCCAATGATGCCGCCATCCGGCGGGCACTGATTGACCGATTCGCAGACCACGACCTCAAAAATGGCCGCGGAACAAAAAAGAACCCGGATTTCTTTTACGGCTTCAAAGCCGATGTGTGGGCAGCCTACGCTGTGGGTCTGACCGCCATTGAAAACCGAGAGAACGATTATCATTTTTCTGCTACTTGAAAGGAGCACATACCATGGATAGCTACGAAAACGAAGCCTCTAAGTTCGCCGCCCAGCGCACCAAGCTGAAGAACATCTGCGAGGCGCACGACCTGACCTACACGTTCATCAAGAACAGCTACCCCATCAAGCTGATTATCCGCCCCATCAAGGGTGTGGGCGAACAGATGTCCATGCTGGAAACCGCCAGCGAGGACAGCTACATCTCCCCGGATGCCTACCTCCTGTTCACCATGAAGGATGGTGTGCTGGTCTACCGCATGAGCAAGACCTTCACCATTGAGGATGCCCTGTTCGGCAAAATCAAGAACATCTTCAAGAATATGCACTCCTACTACTGCCAGTTCTTCTTCCGGGAACTGATCGAGAGCGGCCGACTGAAAGCCATCGGCGGGAAGATGCCGGAAATCCCTGAAACCGCTGCAAAGGAGCCTGAGGAAAAGGCTCCCGACCTGCCCCCGGATGCCGAAAAGCTGGAAGAAATCGAGGATGATACCGATGATGCAGACGATGCCGAGGCCGAAGCGCCCGCAGAGGACGAGCTGGCAAAGGCCACCGAGATTGCCCGGCAGAACGACGGCATCACGCAGGCCCTGCTGGAACAGCAGATGGGTGTGACCGCAGAAAAGGCCATCGCCCTGCTGGATGAACTGGAAACGGCCGGCGTGATTGACTTCTACGATGGCCGCTACTACCTCGCCAAGGCAGACAGCGAGGAGGAATAATCCATGGCAAAGGCAGCAGTAACGCGCAGCATCCGGGACGACCACCAGAAGAATTTCCTCAAAATCTTCAATGGCCTGACCGGAAAACATAGCCGCTGGGAGATTTGGGAGGATTTCGTCACCCTGACCGCTATTGAGATCTCAAACAGCACGGACAAGGTAAACGCCACGGAGCGCACCAAGATGTATCAGACCATCATTTCCAAATACTCCGCCAAAGAGCGGGACGGCATGGCCGAAATGCTGGCCGAGGTGGTCATGGGCATGGAACAGAACCCCGACCAAGATTTCCTCGGCTCCTTGTACATGATGTGTGAGCTGGGCAATGACCACGCCGGGCAGTTCTTCACCCCCTACGATGTGTGCCGCTGCATGGCCGAGATCACATTTGACCCGAAGCTGCACCCGGACATGGAGGGCTTCATCTCGGTATCTGACCCGGCCTGCGGTGCTGGGGCCACGCTGCTTGCCTTTTTGAACGTCTGCAAAAGACGGAATATCTGCTACCACAACAAAGTCCTTGTCATAGCCCAAGACATTGACTTCATCGTTGGGCTGATGTGCTACATCCAGTGCAGCTTTATGGGCTGCGCTGGATATGTAGTCATCGGTGACACCCTCACAGATCCGGCGACGGCCTATGACAGCCGTGGACTGCTGCCCGCCGGGCCGCAGAATCGCATTTGGTATATGCCGTTCCTCTCCACCGATATGTGGTATATGCGGCGGCAGATAGCCCAGATGAATCTTTTACTGGAACCCAAAGGCGAACCAGCAAAAATCGAAAAAGCAGATACTAAGCCCGCAGATTTGCAAAAATCTATCAAAAATGAGCCTAAAGCCCCGGAAAACGAGCCTCTTAATGAAACCAAAACCGGGCAGCTCACGTTTTTCTGAAAAGGAGTAAGCCAATGAGCTTCTACGTTCTGAGCAAAGCTGGTGACACGTTCATCAATGTGGAGAGCTTCGAGTATGTTTACGTCGCTGACGATGACACCATCAAGGCCATTGCTGGGCAGCGCATGGTTCGCCTCGGAAAATACACGAACCGAGAGTGTGCCGAAACTGCGTTGCAAATGCTCTTTGGCCGGTTGTCGCCCGCGGGCGGGGTGTACCGGATGCCGACCGATGATGAAGTGTGGTCCACCGCAGAACACGCTCGACCCAAGGCACCTGACAAGTTTGCAGCCAACGGCAAAAAGCCGACCCGTCACGGCGGGTCTTAACCTGAATCAAGAAAGGAGTAACCCCTATGGCAGACATTACTTATATTCCTATCCGGCAGCTTCATCCGCACCCGGACAACCCCCGCAAGGAGCTGGGCGACCTGTCCGAGCTGTCGGCCAGCATCAAGGAAAACGGTGTATACCAGAATTTGACGGTCATTCCCGGCCACTACCTCAGCAGCCGGGAGTACATCAGCAAGTGCGTTGACGATGGCGGCGATGCAGCCGCCGCGGCAGCAGCATGGACTCCCAAGGTCATGTGGGTGGGCGACGATTACACCATCATCATCGGCCACCGCCGGGCAGCGGCAGCGCAACAGGCCGGGCTTTACGAGCTGCCCTGCGCCATCGTTGAGATGGATGAGCGGGAGCAGATGCAGACCATGATGGTGGAGAACATGCAACGCTCAGATCTCACCGTCTACGAACAGGCGCAGGGCTTCCAGATGATGATGGACTTCGGGCAGACAGTGGAGCAGATCTCCGACAAGTCGGGGTTCTCCCAGTCCACTATCCGGCGGCGCATCAAGCTGCTGGAACTGAACCGCGATAGCTTCAAGAAAGCCGAAAAGCGCGGTGCCACCCTGTCCGATTTCGCCCAGCTGGACAAAATCGAGGACTTGGAAGCCCGAAACCGGGTATTGGAAACCCTTGGTACGCAGAACTTCAACCGGGCCATGCAGGATGCGCTGGAGCAGCAAAAATGGCAGCACCAAAAGGCCGAATGGGTTGAGCAGCTGAAAAAATTCGCTACGGAAGATTCGCAGGCCTCCTACCAGACGCATGAGCATGTAAATGCGTACGGAAAGTGGGGCACAAAAAAGGAAGTCGTCATTCCGGAAGATGCCGACAAGATCGCTTATGTCTATAAGGTCAGTGAAAATCAGATTGACCTGTACAAACCTCGCGATACGGAAGCCGAGGATGCCAGCAACTCGGCGAGGGAGGCCGCAAGAGCCACCGAGCAGCTTGCGAGAGAACAGTTTGCCGCTGTTACGAAGCTCATGTACGAGCTGCGCTGGGACTTCGTGAAGGACTTGACTCCCGCAGAGTGCAGAAAGCACCTGCCGGAAATCTTGGCTTATTCCACCCCGATTCTGACCGAATATCGGCACATGGAGGATGACGAAAACGTGTTGCGGCTGCTCGGCATCGGTCTGGATGAGCAGATTCGGGAAGACACGGAACTGGAAGATGCCCTGAAAATGTTCAACGCTTACGATACCGAACCGGAGAAGATTCTCTTGGCAGTTGCCTTTGATGCAACGGACGGCATTCATGAGGGCTATTGGAGCACGGAATGGAATGGGCCGACAGGTGCAAGCAAGTTCGTTCACCGCAAAAATGACGACCTCGACAGCACCTATGAACTGCTGACCGCCCTCGGCTATGAAATGGCCGATGACGAAAAGGCCTTGCAGGACGGCACCCACCAGCTTTTTGCGGTGTATGGATCCGGCAGCAAAGCGGACACACCCTGTGATAAGTGCAAAGCTGCTCACCCTGAATGCGACAAGTGCTGCAAAACTTGCGATGACCACTGCAATGCGTTCCAGCTGTGCAGAAAGGAGTATGGCGAATGACCGACCTTGTAAAGTGTGACCGCTGCGGCACACCGTTCAGCATCCAGACAGCCGGCATCCGTAGTACATGGAGCGGCGATTACATGGTGCAGTATTTCACCTGCCCCGGCTGCCACCATCGCTACCAGATTCTGACCACGGACACCGAACTGCGCCAGACCGTTCAGCAGCACAAGAAAATTGCCGCAAAAATTCGCATGGGCAAGAGCAAGAATTTCCGGACGGGAACTCTGAAAAAGTATCAGGCGGAAATGGAAAAGCTGGAGGCTGAGCAGAAAAAACGGCGGGATGAACTGATGGACAAGGGCAACGAGATCCTTGCCCAGCTGGGAGAGGAGTAAACCATGGGTGATTTGAAAGAATACGCTGACCGCCTCAAGTTTGAAATCATGGCGGCTGACTTCCTGACCACCGAAGACCGAGAAATGGTCTTTGACCTTATCGAGAAAGTGCTGGGTGATACCGATGCCTGACCAGTTTTTCATCAACATTGCGCTGCTGGCCGTTGGCGTGTCCATCGGGGCGCTGCTGGGCGAAACCAGCCGCCAGCAACACGACCGTGCTCTGTTCCGGGAGTATATCAACTTCATGGCCGAATCAGAGCAGAAAAACGAATTGCTTTTCCGTGAAGTGATTCATTTCCAGACACAGAAAGGAGCCTCCCATGAGGAAGAACAGGAATAACCGCCCACCGGAAGTCGGCGCACGGGGGCTGCTGCGGCTGCGCTGCCCCTGCTGCGGCAAGGAGTTCGGTACATATCTCCACGTTCCGCAGATGTCCATAGGCTGCCGCTGCGGGGCTACGATCTCACTTGAGAGGGGGCTTGCCCCCTATGAGTTCGCCTGCGGCTGCTGTGGGCTGGTAGCCAAGGGAAAGACCAACACCATGGAGCCGGAAATCACCATCCCCTGCAAGTGCGGCAACCCTATCACGCTGCACTTGGACAAGGACAAGCGGAGGTACATCGAATGACCCTAGAAGAAGCCTGCCGACTCATTGACCCGGCAACGGATTTGGACGCGCTGGCCGAGGTTGAGTATTACAATGGCTTCAAGGGTAAGGAAGCCGCTGCGAAGACCCTCCGGGAAGCGAGCCAGATGGTCGTTGATTTTATCCGTCGTGTATCGTGGCACGATGCCAAAACCCCGCCGCCTGTCCACGATGAAAGCTGGGAGAACGCGGGAGAAAAGCACTGCTGCATCATGAGCGAACTTGTGTGGGTCTGCTGCGAGAGCCGGAACACCATGAAGGGCTGGATTGAAAACGGCAAGTGGTACATCGAGGATGGCCGCCCAGCGGCAGATACGCCCTATGGTGCTGTGAAGTTCTGGGCTCCGCTGCTGGAGCCGCCGGAGGTAGCGAAATGAAAATCATCACAGTTAAGCATGAGGTTTCGCCGGGGTATGGAAAATGTGAGTTCGGAGGAGATTTTTGGGGCAAAGAGGTATGCAAATACCATGCACTACGCACCCAAACTCACGGAAACAAGGCTCCGCCTGAATACAGGAAGCCGAAGTGCCTGCTGTTCAACTGCTGGCTCGAAGAGCCGTACAAAAAGTGCGAACCCTGCCGCAGGGCGTGCGCGGAGGTTGACGAAAAGTGAAAGCAGTTCTTTTGAGCATCCGGCCCGAATGGTGCAAAAAGATTCTCGGTGGCGAAAAGACTACGGAAATTCGCAAAAGCCGCCCCAATTTAGAAACGCCGTTCAGGTGCTACATCTATTGTGCAATGCCTGTCGGAAATGTCATCGGCGAGTTTACTTGCGACAGGATACGTTTTTACAGCGGCAAGTCATGGTTGGTCAAGGGGAAATCAATCTCGATGACCCCGAAGGAGACTAAAGTATCATGTCAGTTTTGAAATCCAAGCGCACAGAAAGCAAGGCGGAGTATGTGAATGTCGCCAATGCGATTTACATTGAAACGATAAACTTCCTGACCCGCATTTCCGCAAGGTATTCCAGATTGATTGCAGAACCGGTTGCAAAGCTGGCAGGCGAGGTGATAGACCACGCCGAAAAGGCAAACAGCATCTATCCCTCCGACGATCAGCGGCGCCAGCTTCGTAAAGCACATCTTCTGGAAGCGCGGGCATCCCTGATGGCGCTGGATGTTCGGTTGACTCACTGCTATCTCATCATGACCCAGAACCC